AGCTTCTCCTGAACTTATAGCTCAAGCTAAAAGAGGTGTACAAGTAGCTTCTGTAACTCCAGGTATGCAAGGGATGTTAATCAATGGTTACCCTTCTTACTTCACTAATGGATGTACTCGTTCAGCAGGTGTAAGTGGTGACTTTATATTCGGTGACTTCTCTCGATTATTCATTGGAATGTTCGGTGGACTTGATATTTTGGTAGACCCTTATACTCAAGCTGCTGCAGGAAGTAACAGATTAGTATTAAACAACTATATGGACTTTGGTGTTGCCAATGGTTCTGCGTTTGTTAAAGCTACTTCTTTAGTTGCATAATAATAGATTAGATTAATTAGAAAGGCGAAAGGGTTAATCCCCTTTCCCTTTTCTTTATCAAACCAAATATGTCGTACTTAGATAACATATATAACTCTAACAACTACGAGTATCTAAACCCAAGTCAAAACAGATATGGGAATTTAGTACTTGCAGATTATCCTGCTACTCAAGTGGTAACAACTGCTGAGTTGAAATCTCAACTTAGAATTGACACTTCTGATGAGGACACTTTGTTAGCTACATATATAAGTGCTGCGACACAAATGGCTGAACACTATTGTAACAGACATTTTATTACAGCTAAGTATAAACTTTGGTTTAATGAATTACCTAACTGTTTTAGTTTATATTACCCTGATTGTAAATTTAATTATCCAGTAGGTGCTGATAGTGGTAAAGATGGTTTACACTATTTAGCTGCTAGTGGTTCAACTTATACTTTGTTTGCCAATACAAATTGGTATTCAAATCAAAACATTAACCCTTGTCAGGTAAAAATGACTACAACTCCTTCTGATGCAATAAGTACATCAGATTTAGATGGAACAACTGATGGAATATATTATTTTCAATTTCATACAGGTATAGCAGATGCAGCAGCTAGTATTCCTGATGCTATAAAACAAGCGATTAAATTAATTGCAAGTGATATGTATTATTTCAGAGAGGATCGCAAGAGAGCGTTTCCGATGGCTTCTGAGATATTACTACAACCTTATAAATGCTATTTATAGTATATGGCTTTTATTGCAAAAATAAAGGCAGGTGATTTTAACCAACGAATCAAGTTAAAGTCAGTATCTTCAACTCAAGATGGTTTTGGAGGGATTTCAGACTCTTATTCTGTTCAAGCAACAATTTGGGCAAACAAGAATGTTAAGACCCTTAGAGACATCGAAGAGAAGTTTGAAGGAAAAGAATTACAATCTTATGGTCGATTTGTTTACACTATAAGATACTCAAGCGAGACAAAAGGTATAAAAGCTAATTGGATTATTGAGGAAGTAGAGACTAGCGATATATACGAGATATTAGGTTTCGTTATAGACCCTAGAAAAGAGTTCATTGAAGTTTTTGTAAAGCAAGATTTACCAACAGCTTCACCAGTATAGTTATGGCTAAAAATACAACAATACGAGTACGAGGTGTTGAAGATGTAAAGCGTGGTTTAAAAAGACTAGGTTTAACAGCTAGACAATCTCGTACAGCTATAAATAAAGCGTTGAGACCTGCCGCCAATATGTTAGCTAGAGGTATTCAAAAGGCTTATAAAAAAGAATTTAACACCTATAGTGGTTTGGATTCTAATAAGGTTTTTAAGAGTGGTAGAACACCTACTTGGAAAACTATAGGTGTAATTACTGCTAGAAATTCAAAAGAGCCAGGGCTATTTGTTGGTCCTATTGTTCGTAAAACCACACCTATAAGAGTTAAAGGAAAAGATAGTAGAAACTTACCTGCAATGCAAATTAAAGGTAACGCTATACAAGATGCTAGACCTGATGTATTTAAGCAGACAGCTAAAAAAATGGAGTCAAAAATCTATTTACAAGCTGAACAAGACTTAGATAGGTTATTAGATAAAATGATTAAACAAGCAGGATTTTAGATGTTTGCAGTAATAGGAAAAGAAATAGTCACAAAGTTACAAGCCACATCGGCTTTCACTACAGCTAATGGTAGTAACAAGGTTTTCCCTGTTATAATACCTCAAGGTGTATCTTACCCTTGCTCTACGTTTGAAATAACTAACGTATCAAACTTTTTATCTAAAGGTGGATCGCTTAACTCGTGTGATGTATCAATTCGCATCGCTTGTTTCGCAGACACTTATAACACAACATATAATCAAGCCAAGGCAGCTGTAGAAGCCTTAGACTTGTACGAGGTGACTTATACTGAAGATAGTGTAAGCTACACAGCGAAATTCAGATTTCTTGATTTAGACGATGACTATTTTAAGACTCCTGAGAAATTCTACAAAAACGTAAATTTTAACTGTCTAATAATTAAAAATTAAATAAAAATGGCAATTCAAAACGCAACAGACGTAGTTTTAAAAATAACTACAGCCGATGGTTTAGAAGCAGTAGCTCACTCTACATCAGCATCTCTTTCTGTAAATATGGATCTTCGTGATTCTACAACAAAATCTTCATCTGGGTGGCAAGAAAACTTAGGTGGACTTAAATCTTGGGAAATGAGTGGAGACGCTTTTGTTGATATAGCATCACCAACAGGTGCAGACATAGAATCATTGTTTACAGCTTTTGAAGCAAGAACAGCAATACAATGTACATTTGGTCTTTCAGGTATGCTTTATGATGGAACTGCTCTTATCACTTCAATCTCAATAGATGCAGGTGTAGAAGAAAACGCAACTTATTCAATCTCTTTAACAGGTACTGGAGACTTAGCTCAAAACGCATAGTATTAACTTTTAAATCCATATATTATGGCAATTAAAAACGCTTCGGATTTATTGGTTTATGCTAAAACGACTAGCCCTGCTAAACAAGTTACTAGGATTAGGGTATTAACTACTGACCCTATTACATTAGCTGATGGTGAAACTCAAGGTAGGTTAGATGTTAATAATATCACTAATGATAGTGGTGTTGTAACTGATAGTATTACAACAGGTCAGGCTGCCAATACAGGCACTTCTGTAATGGCTCAAATAACTAATCTATTAACTAGCGCAACGTATGACTATGTTGATATTAGTGGCTCAAATCAAACAGATGGTGATTATATTTATAGAGATTTTCAAAATGGTGCTGTTGGATTAGTACCAACTTTAGGAATTGTAACAGGTACAACAAGCCCTATAGCTACTCTTAACGATAATGCTATTATAATTGAAATAGTGACACCTGGCTCATCAGCAATATTTGACCCTGTAGCTTTTAGTACATCAGCTTCGTTTAGCACTAATATGGATTTAAGAGATATAACCAACAAGGATTCAGGCGGATGGTCTGAGTCTTTGGGTGGTTTAAGGTCTTTTGAGGTATCTACTGATATATTACAATCAATTAATCCTGATGTACCTTTAGATGGTACTGATTTCTTCGATAAACTTAAAGAAAGAAGTTTAGTCGATTTAAGTTTTTCTGATAAAATTAGAAACATTATTCGCACTAACCTTACTCAAAGTGGTGTTGATGGGTTTTTGTTATCTTCTTTAACACAAACTAACTTACAAACTGATCCCTTTAGCGGAAGTACAGCTAGTAAATTAGCAACGGCAGCATCTACTAATAACAGATTTTTAGGTTATACAATAGATGCTAGTAGAGTAGAAAATAAAAAAGTTAATTGGTCTTTTTATGTTAAAGGTAGTGGTAGCACAACTCAAGCTAGTTTCGCTTTAAGTAATTCTGGTATAGTAGGAGCTTCATCAGTAACAAAGATAGAGGGTCAAGGTACTATTGCTTTTGTAACAAGTTCATACTATAAAATAACAGGATTAAGCACATCAGCTTGGACTAGAATATCTTTTCAAACAGATACAATAAGTTTGTCAGGTAGTTCAACTTTATCTTTTTACGTCTATCCTGGCTTATACTCAGCACAAGATTCAGATGAGATATTTACCTCATCTTGGCAAATTGAATTAGCACCTGAAGCAACAAATTATCAAGACCCTACCGATATTACTCATTGGCAAGGTAACGCACTTGTATCATCGGTAAGCTTTGATGCAGGAGTCGAAGATAATTTAACTTGTTCGGCTACATTTACTGGAACTGGTAACATTTATCCAAATGGACTTGGTTCTGAGTTGATTGGTGATACATCTTTTGATGATCCTAGTTATTGGATTATAAGTAATTCAGGAACAGGAGCAGCTAGTGTTGTTGAAAATGGTTATGGTAAAATTATTACATCAAGTGGATTAACAACAATAAGTAAGAATTTAAGTTTAACACCTGGAGATTTTTACTTATTAACTTATACTGTACACACAAGTACGGAAGGTAGTTTATCTGTTCACGATGGATGGGAAACTGACCCTGAGATAGATATGCAAATACCATCAACAGTTGGTACTCATTCAGTATTATTAAAAACAGGTGATGCTAGTTTAATAATTAAAAGAACTACAGGAGCAACTACAATTTGGCTAAGTTCAATATCACTAAAGAAAGTTTTGTAAATCAATTAATTAATTAAATATGAAAAAGGTAGAAATAGGTGGTCAGAAACGACCAATTAGATTTAGTTATTTAGCTTTAAAAGACATCTGTAACGATTGTAACTTAAAGTTAAATCAAATGGATCAACTAGGAACAGAGATAGACCACATTGGTATTATCGCTTACTATGGTCTAAAATATGGTGCTAAGAAAAACGGAGAAGAGTTTAAGTACAAAGTTCGAGATATTGAACAATGGATAGACAATGAAGATTTTGATAAGATAAATGAAATCTTTGAAGCGTTCCAATTAGACCAACCTCAGAAAAAGGGAAAGTAGAAGGGGAAAGGGATTATGAGGAAGAAGAAATAGAATTTGATTGGGATAGGCTTGAAGAAATAGGTTTAGGAATGATGGGGTTAAGTGATGAAGATTTATATGATTTAACCCCACGTTCTTTTAATAATAAACTTATAGGATTTAATAAGAAGAATGAACAGCTTTCTCAAAACCATTGGGAACAAACTAGGTTAATTGTTCACGGAACTATTGCACCTCACTCTAAGCACAAGGTCAAACCTCAAGAATTAATGCCTTTCCCTTGGGATAGTAAAAATAAAGTTAAAAAAGATGTTGCTAGTAAAGAGCATATCGAAGAGGTTTTAAAGAAATACAAATTAATAGAACCTAAAAAAGTTAAGATATAAAATGGGTGGAGTTAAAACTATATCGATAATTGTAGCAGCTAATATCAAAGGCTTAGAGTCAGGCCTTGGTAAAGCAAATAAAGGTTTAGCTAAATTTGCTTCAGGAGCAGCTCGTATGGGTTCTATGCTATCTTTTGGTGTTACAGCACCTTTAGTAGCTATGGGTAAACAAGCCTTTGACACATTCTCTCAGTTTGAGAACGCTATGATGAAGGTTAATACTGTTACTGGAGCAAGTGTTGAAGAGTTTAAAATGCTTACAGCAGAAGCAAAACGATTAGGTGCAACAACTCAATTTACAGCTTCACAAGTAGCCGATTTACAATTAGTTTTAGGTCGTAAAGGTTTTGATCCAACAGCTATTAAAGAAATGGAGGGGTCTATATTAGACCTTGCTTTAGCTACAGGAGAAGATTTATCTCTTGCAGCAGAAACTGTATCAGCTTCAATAAATGCTTTTGGATTAGATTCAAAAGATGCTTCAAATGTAGCTAATACTCTAGCTTCAGCAGCCGCAAACTCATCAATGCAACTTAGCACATTTAGTACAGCTTTTGGTCACGCAGGAGCTTCGGCTAAAGCAGTAGGTGTAGATATAGAAGAGTTATCTGCTATGATGGGTGTCTTAATGGATAACGGTATTAAGGCAAGTAAAGCAGGTACAGGACTTCGTAAAGCCTTTATGGAGTTAAATGAGCAAGGCAGACCTTTTGGTGAGACACTACAGCAATTGTCTGATGGTACAATGACTCTTAACCAAGCTCAAAAAATGGTTGGTAAGACAGGTGCTAACCAATTACTTATACTAGCTGAAAACAAAGAAAAGTTAGCTGAATTAACTAACGAGTATAAGACTAATACTGGTAGGTTAAAGGATATGGCTACTGCTATGGGTAGCACGACTCACGCTAGGATAAAGAAGATGCAATCTGCTATCGAGGGAATGAAACTAGAAATGGGAGCTTTACTTGCAGATGTTTTAACTCCTATTATAAATAAAATAACATCTTTAGCAAGTGCTTTTACAAACTTAGATGATAGAACTAAAAAAATAATATTAGTTGTTACAGGTATAGCAGCAGCTATTGGACCGATGTTGATGGTGGTAAGTATGGCAACAGCAGCTTATGGTGGTTTAGCAATAGCTATAGGGGCGTTAACAAGCCCTATAGGTTTAGCGGTAGCTGCTTTGGTGGCGATACCAATAGCTATTAAATTTGTATTAGATAATTGGGAAGCTTTCGTTGAAAGATTTGAGGATATTGGTTGGTGGAAAAACGCCTTAATTGATATGCTTCTTTTCTTTATAAAAATAAATCCATTTAATCAAATTATAGTAGGATTTAATGTTGTTTTAAAATTTCTTAAAAAAAATCAAATACCCAATCCTTTTGATAATTTAAGTAAAGGACTTAAAGAACTCAAAGTTCCTACTAAACAATATAATCACGAATTTGGTAGTCTAATAGATTCCATTAAAGATGGAATGAAGAATTTAGGTATAGAGTTGCCTGATATTTTTTCAAGTGGTGGTGGTAAAGAAGTTGTTAAAAACTTTGACGATATTAACGATGCAATACAGACAGGATTTGGAGTGAACCTAGGATATGATGGTTCGTTTATTATGTCTGAAGAAAGTATAACTTCATTTGGTGAAAAACTAAACGCAGGGGTTAATAAATGGGGGAATAAAATAGGTGAGTTTTTTGATAAGTGGGGAGATGGTATTAATATAGTTGGAGATATATTTGGTCAAATGATGACTAATAAAACTATAGAATTAGATAATTACCACGCAAAAGAATTGGCGGGTATACAAAACTCTGCTATGACTGAAGAACAAAAGGCGCAAGCTATAGAGAAATTAGAAGAACAAACTGCCCAAAAAAGAGCTAAAATACAACGTAAACAAGCAATAGCAGATAAATTAGCTGCAATAGTTTCTGCAACAATTAATGGCGCACAAGCCATAACAAAAGTAGCAGGTCAAACTGGTATTGGTGCTTTTGCAGCAGCACCATTAGTGTCAGCTTTAGTAGCAGCCCAAATAGCAACTATAGCAGCACAACCAATTCCTAAGTTTGCAAATGGTGGTATTGTAAGTGGACCAACAGTTGGTATGATGGGTGAATATGCAGGAGCAAGAACTAATCCTGAAGTAATAGCACCTTTAGATAAATTAGAGTCTATAATAGGTGGTCAAAATATAAATGTTACAGTAAGTGGCGTTTTATCATCAGAGGGAATACAGATTGCTGCTATACAAGGACAACAAGCAGCAAGTCAAAAAGGTGCAAGTTTAATTGGTGGTGATTTTGCTGCTAAACCATTTTAATAAAAAAATATGGCTTTAAGATTTCATTCGGAGTTTAGAAATATCCGTAGAGAATTATTTAAAGTAGAAATATACGATTCTAGTTTTTCAGGATCGTCTACTGAATTTGTTTTAAGAGGTAGTGGTTTTGATTTATCTTATAATGGAGGTGAAGAAACTTATCAGTTAATAAAAAGTTCTACTTTATCTTTTGTGATGAATATAAACAATTCAACACTAAAAGCCCTTCCTTCTGACATTGCTTCTAGTACAGACATTTCTAGGTTTGCTGTAAAACTATATCGAGACGATACATATACATCAGGAAATAATTATACACCTAGTGGTAGTAATTATGTTTTATTTTGGGCAGGTTGTATAAATAAAAGGATTATGTCTATTCAAGATGCAGATTATCCTTATGATTTTAGAGTTTCTGCTGTAGATGGAATAGAATTGCTTAAAAACTATACATATAATAATGTAAGTGATAGTTATATTTTTGAAGATAGGTTAAGTGTTGTAGGCTTTTTAACAAAAATTATAGATAAGTTAGATTTTGGCAGCAATTTTTCTGCAACTGACATTGTGTTAGCTACTAGAATTAATTGGTTTGAAACAAATCATTCTTTGACTGATTCTGTGGCAGCTACAACCTATATGTATGAAAGTGTGTTTAATGCTGTTGATGAAGATGGTAACACAGAATTGTCTACATATTACGATGTACTAAAACATATTTGTGACTTATTTCAATGTAGATTTATGTTATATGAGGGTAAGTTTTGGTACACTCAATTTAGTAGACTAAAAGAATCTTCTAACTCTTACTTTTTATATAAATTAAATGGAACTTCTGCCTCAACTACTAGCAAATCAATAAATGAAATTAAAGGTGAATTAGGTGGTGTTTATGACACAGGAGGGACTGTTGCAACTTCATCTCCAGGATTTTATTTAAGAGAAAAAACTTTTGGTCAAAGATTAAATAATGTAAAAATAGTTTGGAACGCACTTGCTGATGGTAGTCAAAACATATATCCGTTAACATATTTTCCCGTTTGGCAATTTCCCAACGCAGGTTGGATTCCTTACGGACAAAATTCTGTTGGTCCTAACTTATCAGGTTACTTAGAAGATGGTGATGAAATCACTTTTAAGATTCAGATAAAGTTTTCTATTAGAGTTGCTAGAGACCAATCTACAGCATCAACACCTTTAGGAAGCAATGCTTTTTATGGTAAAATTGTCCTTCCGTTTTGGTTTTTAGCTAAAGACAATAACAGTGTTGCTACAGCTAATAGATGGTGGAGGGCTACTGGTAATGGTAGTCCAACAGGTGAAGTATTACCTATTCCTGAAGATGAAGGAGCTACTTATAATGGGTCTTGGTTATACGATTCAAACTCTTATAATACTGCTACTAAATTTAAAACAGGATTAATATATATGCCTTCTACTTCCTCAATAGGAACAGAAGAAGTATTTGATTTTGATGTAACAATTTCAACAGCAATTGTTAATGTTCCTGAAGTTGTAGGTATGTTTTTTTACAATGATTATTCAGGTGGTTGGGACTCTGCTTTAGGTGATGGAGATTGGTTTGCTGTAGAAGATTCTAGTGGAAACTTATCAAGTGCTGATAATTGGGCAGGATATACAATAGAACCTATATTTGACTCTATTAATGTAGCACCTTATCAAGATGGTGAGCCATTTTTAGGTACAACTGTTGATTCTTATGTTACACAAGGTTCAAGTGATTCAAATAACCCTGAAGAATTAACTATAAATACAATAAAGTATGGCGATGGTCCGAGTTCTCTTGGTCTTAGAACTCTTTGGACTCTTAGTGGCTCTAACTTAGTTCAATCTAATTTATGGCAAATAAATAATACTGGTACAACTTATAAAATACATAAGTTAATTACAGATGAGATATTAAAGTACAATTACTTTTCAGGTGAAAGGTTAAATGCTACAATTTATCAATCACCTAATTTATACGCATCACAAAGACTAAATATATCTGAGGGTTTTGATAGAGATTATGTAGATGAAGATGGAACTACCATAGAAGAAGAATTATATTGTTTTTCAAGTTTATCTTACAACCCTAATTTAGCTAGTTGGAAGTTTAAAGGTAAAAAAATATCAATACCTGCTCCAACTATTGTAACTACTACACCTACAGAAACAGAACAAATTACTTTAGGTGGTAAACCAATGAGTTCTATTGGGTCATCATTAAATAGTTTTCAAGACGAGGATGAAACTTGTAAATTAAACCAATTATTATCTCCCTCAGACACAGGGACTACGAGTTTAACTGTAACTGCTTTATCTAGTGATTTAGATACAAGCTCAGTTTTATTAATTCAATCTTCTTCACCTAATAGAGAGTGGGAAAAAATAACTTTATCTTCGGGAGCTACAAAGAACGATACTTCTATAAGTATTAATTCATTTACCCCTACATATACTTACGATACAAGTTCAAGAATATTAGTAAGTAGAACAACATTAGTATCTTCAGGTGGTGGGGGTAGCACGAGTCCAGGAGGCTCTGACACACAAGTTCAATTTAATGATGGTGGTTCTTTTGGTGGTGATAGTGCATTAACTTATAACAAATCTACCGATACATTAACAACTACAAATATAGTAGCACAAGATTTAGATATAACAGGCTCTTCTAATGCTTTAACTATAAATTCTACTACAGGTAATGTAGCTATTAATGCTTCTAGTACTGATGCTGATTGTATTATTAGAGTAGCAGATAACTCAACAGCAGGAACTAATATTATTGGTTTTGTAGCTACTGGAGATGATTCTATAATAAGAAATGATGAGGGTAATTTTAAAGTTAATGTAGCTAATAACGCTACTACTGCTTTAGATTTAGATCAATCAGGTAATTTAAACATTATTGGTTATTATCAAGGTAGTAATGTTGGTTATAGAACTCATTGGAGTACTACTAATTCTCTTTTATACTATTATTTGAATCCTTCAGACTTTAATCTATCATCTAATTCAGGTGTAAATATATACTCAAGAGATAAAGGTGGAAGCGTTGTATCAAGTGCTTATGATAGTAGGTCAGATGATACTATGGCTTTTGTAAATTTACCTGTAGGTTATAAAATAAAAGATTTAATAGTATATAGTAATGTTAATATAACATTTGTATTAGAATATGGTAGTTACAATAATGATACTGTTACTAGCATAGAATCAGGAGGAACAACAAATTCTACCTTAACTCTTTCTAGTGCAGAAACTATAGACGAGAGAAGATATTACATTATAAGGGTAGAATATACTGCTACAACTGATGAAATTTGGGGTGGTAGAATTTCACTAGAAAAAGTGTAAAAAGGGAGGTTGATTGTAGTTTGTTTTTTAGCTACCTTTTCGATAGACTACTTTCACTCCCTTTATTTTAAATTAAATATGAAAAAATTAACATACTTATTATTATGGATAACAACGATAAATGTTGTAAATGCACAACTTCTAAAGTTTTCTACTTTTTATGCAAGTTTTTCAACCTCTGCTCCGTTTGCAGAGAATCAAGCGTTTCTTGTAAATGGTGTTGCGGGGTCGGGTCAACTTGTGGAAACGACTCAAATAAGCCAACCAAACCGAAACATAAGCGTAGGGCTAAGAAAAATAGCAAGGTTTGATTACCAAGTAAAACAAGGCCAATTCTATACAGGTAATGAAAATGAGGTAAGCGATTTTGCTACTATAAGTAATGCTCCTGGGATAGAATATTTATTAGAATACTCTTCTGTAAGAAACAGAGGGGTAGTATTTGAACAACACGAATACAAGGTAAGGTACATCTCTAATAACTTCACTATGAAAGGTGCTTTTGTTAATGATGGATTAATTGACCTTAAATATACTTTGGGCGAGGTTAGGTTACGAAAAAGCTTAGGGGGTTTAGACCTTACAGCAGGGGTAGCTCATCGTTCCCACCCTGTGTATGGATATTCTCCTATACAGGCTTGGTTTGCGATACCTGAGAATAAACATTGGTGGCAATTAGCTAATGAGTTTGGGTATTCTGATGATAATAATCATAATTGGTATTACGAGGGTGAAGTAATAGCACAGTCTGACCCTGAGTTTTACAACTATCATTTTGGTAAAGCAGTAAACTCTTACAATAGACAAGAGCTAAACGCTTTAGGATTACAACAAGAATTATCTTGTGTTATAGGGGCAGACTATTATTACTATCAAGATAGATTATGGTTGCACAGTTGGGCCTCTATTTACCCTTTACATAAAGGTTTAAGTAATTACTCTTATGAATATCCAGGAAATAAAACAGAATATGATTTAGGTTTAATTTTTGGATATAAATTTAATAGACATTTTAGTATATTTGTAGAAGGTAGAAAGCTTAAATATTGGGATATAGAATCTTACGAAATGAGAACAGGTATAAATTATATAATTTTTTAAAAACAAAAATGAAAGAGTTAAACGAAGATACTACGCTTAAACTAAGCATAAAAACTCTAGCAGGTATAGGGGTCTTAATATTTACTTTAGTTGGAATGTGGTTTACACTTCAAGCTGATATATCAGAGGCTAAAGAATTACCCCTTCCTCCCGACCCTGAAGTAACCCGTATGGAATTTGATATGAAGGACCAACTTATACGTCAAACAATTATGTCTACTCAAGAAGATGTAACAGAAATTAAAGACGATATAAAGATGATTAAACAAAAGTTATATGATGAATAAGCTAATATTTATATTACTACTACCTTTAACTACATTTGCTCAAGATTTTATTAATTCTTCTGAGTTTAACTCTAAGACAGCTAAAGGTATTTCAGTAGTAGAGTTTTGGGCTGAATGGAATAAATCTAACGAAGTTGATTTCTTAGCTAATCTTAAAGATTGTAATAGTTACAAACTATGTATTGTTAAAAACTCCGCAACTCAAAAAGAATATAATGTCTCTGCTATTCCAACTATTATTATATTTGACAATGGTATAGAACAAAAGCGATTTATTCCTAATATAATGATGCAACTTAGTGCAACTAAAAAAGATGTTCAATCAGTAATAAACGAGATTACGTTTAATAAATTTCAATAGTAATGGATAAAAAAGATTTAACAATTAAAAATATACTACTTTGTATATTAGTAATATTTGTACTTATAATAGGTATTACTAAAGTAAATGCACAACAACAACCAGTATTTATAGAGTGTACAGCAGGAGATTACCCTGATGAGATTACTTGGGAAATAATGGATTGTGATGGCGATATAATTACATCGGGTGGATCACCATTTCTAGGAGCTGCTATATTACCTCCACACTACATTATATTTATGGAAGATTCCTATGGAGATGGTTGG